ACTCTTTTTTTTCTTCTGTTTTAAAAAAAAAAAAAAATTAAAAAAAAAAATTTTTTTTTTTTTTTTTTTTTTTTTTTTTTCGTAGTCGGATGATACTATTATTTTGAGTATAAAATAATTTATATTAATAAATCTATAAAGCTTATAGGTGCACAATGAAACTGATATATTTGACTGAAGAAATAAAAGTTTCACTAATAAACGAGATCAAAAGTCCTGATGTAATAATCGACTCGGGAATAGAGGATTATATCAATAAAATAAATGAGTTCCCTTTTATCAATACAACACAGTGCTGCCAAGGGCATCCAAATGGCGGATATTTATCTGTTATGGTGACTAAAGGCATAAAAGAGTGGTTTGAAAATGATTTAAATGAATGTCAATAAAAGCAAGAATAACCAAATATAATAACAATAATTAATTATTATGAAAAACCCTTTTTATTTTGTTGAAGTAGAAACACTAAACCCCTGATTGCAGGGGATTATTTTATTTTGTGGCAAAATGAGATTAGTAAAGGGGTGGTTATTTTGGCTACTGTTAATTATAAAAAACTAATCGAAGAGATTGAAGAAGGTTTCAAAAAAGGCTTGTTCAAAACTGATGCGGAAATTCGCACCGCTAACGATATGCTTAACCAGTGGAGAGAAAAAGCAGGAATATCAACACCAGCAGCAACCACTACTGATCCATCCATGCCGCAGAACGCATTACGAAATGTTTTGAGCGGTACCGGAGCTCAAATCGACTGGGATGAAAAAAGCAAAATGGTCACAGTAACAAATCCGGCAGCCAACAGGACCATTCAGTTTAAAACCGGAGAAGGCCAACAGTATGGTCTGGCTCCTGGCCATGTTAATAATTATAACGTTGTAGAAGACGTTAACTTACTTTTAAGCCAATTAGGATTTCCAACAAACGCTGGCGTTGCTGAAATGGCTCAGAATAAAAACGTACTTCCGGATGCCGTACCTACCTGGACGGCTCCTGGACCGTACCAGAGTAAATACTCCGATAATATTGATGCTTTATTATTAGCCCTACAAAACAGGCCAGCTTTTTCATATGATCCGGAGGACGATCCTTCATATCAATCCTACAAAAAAATGTATACAGCTGAGGGCAAAAATGCATTTAATGACCAGATCGCAAACCTTACTGCATTGACCGGTGGGCGGTTAAACTCATATGCTACAGCTGCAGCATCACAAGCCCAAAATGCATATGCCCAACAATTGTCTAACATAATACCCACCCTTGAAAACGCCGCATATAATCGCTATTTGAATGAGCTTAAAAATGATTATAATATGCTGCAAACACTACTTGGATTGGATACTCAGGAGTATAACAGGTACCGTGATACAGTTGGTGACACAAAGTACGGTTATGAAACTGAATACGGTGCATATAGAGACCGCGTAAGCGACTTTATCAACCAAAGGAACTATAACCGTGGCGTACTTGAATCTGACAGGGCATTTAATGAGGGTGTAAGACAGTTTGATAAGAGCTTCGATGAAGGTGTGAGACAATTTGACACCACATTTAACCGCGGTGTATTTGAATCCGACAGAGCTTTTGATGAAGATGTCAGGAGATACAATCAGGAGTTTGACAGGGGAATTTTTGAATCTGACAGGGCATTTAATGAAGGCGTGAGACAGTTTGATACCACATTTAACCGCGGTGTATTTGAATCTGACCGTGATTTTTACCGTAACGTTCTCGAATCTGACAGAGATTATGGGCTCCGCAAGGATGAATTTGAATATAGAAAGCAGCAAGATACGAAAAAAGAGTTAGAAAGTACACCACCCACTGCCGGCCAGCTTTCAAATTACTATCAGATTCTTAATGGTCTTACCAATCGTTTTGATAATCCCGCTGATGCGCTGGCGTATGTAAATAAAATGGGTAAAGACCTATATGTTAACTTAATTGGAGAGAATCTTTACAATCAGCTTTTAGCTGATTTACAAAGCGGTTTCCAACAAGTTGAACCTGAAACCTTAGGTGCAATGTATCAGGATATGATGAGCGCCCCGGATCCGGAAGCCTGGTTAAAAGAAAACGCTCCGTATATGACTAATGAAGAGCTCAAACAGGCAATCAAGTGGCTCCCAAAAGAAAAACAGTTAGAAATGCTGAAAGAACTCTTTATAAGTATAGGAGACTAAGCTTATGCCAATGACATGGGAAGAGATAAAAAAGAAAAGACAATTAAATAATAAAAAAACTTCTACCATGACTACCCTGACCTGGGATGAAATCAAGAGAAGTAGAGGTTATACACCCTCGCCTGAACCGGAGCCTATAAGGATGCAATCACCACCCTTGCAATCAAGCAGAGAGGTATTTAACTGGCTTGAACAGAATAAAGGATTTCAAATGCCTCAGCCTACTGTAACGCGCCCCGAAACATATGAACCTGCTCAAATAACACAACCGGGTAAAGAACCGCTGGACAAGGGAGGACAAAAAACAGGTACTCAAACTGCCCCAGAAGCTAATGTACCGGTATTACGCAATCCAACCAAAGCGGAGCTGGCGCGAATTAAAACACGGCAAACATTACAGGGAATAGGCGACACCATTCGTTCCTTCACTTCCGGATTGAGTGAAGGTTTAGGCGCTAATGTCCTTACAAGGCTTGCTGAAAACATACTTTTCAGATGGAACAAACAGGCCAATAAACAGCTGCCAAAAGGCTGGAGTATTGAAGGGGATGTTGAACGCGAATATAAAGAGCTTGAACCCGAACTTAAAAAACAGGGGTATACAGATGAGCAGATTAAAAAATCCCGTAAAGCAGCCCTGGAATATGCACGGGTTCAGGATGATGAAAAAGCGTACCGGGAATGGATGAAAAAAGATTCGGATTGGGTACCGGGTAAAAGCGATACCACGGCCAGAACGGCAGGTGAAATAACAGGTTCTGTCGGCAAGTTTATTATAGTTGACAAGATTTTGGGCCCACTGGTTGGTTCTGCAGGATTGCCAAAAAGTATTGAAAATATAGTGCGTAACATCGGTACCGGTGCCATTACCGGAGCTGAAAGAGCATTCGGCAGGGGCAGTGACGTTGGAGAAATTGCAACCGAAGCAAGCAGGAACGCTCTTTATATGGCTGCCGGCGGACTGGCAAGTGGTGTAATAGGTGGGGCAGGAGGAAGGTTACTGGCAAAAACACCGTTAAAAGATACCATTGGCGGCGAAATTGGGCTAGATGTGTTAAGAGGTATTGGATTTGGTGCTGCTGGTACCGCTGCGACATTACCCACCTATCCAAAAGAAGAGAGGCCGTCAGGCAGTGAAGTGCTGAAAAATGCCTTGGTTGCAGGTTTGTTTGAAGGTATATCCAGCACATTATCCACATTGGCAGCTGCAACCAGAAATAAAGCTGCAATGAATAAAGCTATGCAGCTTTTTGAAACAGATATAAAGGGCAAATACAATGTCGCCAGGATGCAGGCCACAAAGAATCCTGCTGAAGCGCTAAAACAATACGCTTCCATCCTGGACGATATTGATGCATCCACCCAGGCATTAAAACAAAACAGGTACGTTGGAGCTAGGGACCAGGTTAATAAAGCTCTTGAATTGATGGAAAACCTCAAAAATTATATCCAGAATGAAATGAGGGTTGTGGAAGGTGTAGCCCAGGGGGCTGCTCCTGGAAGGTTTATCAGTGAGGCCGCATCAACACCGCCTGCGCAAAGTCAAAGTAATGTGCCAAATATAACTGCTCTCAAAGAAATACCTGCAACTATTTCCACACAACAGCGGCTTTCTTTGCCTGCTGCTGCAGCTGTAAGTAATGTACAGCAGGCAAGACCAGAACCACAAAACGAAATTTCAAAGCTTAAATCCGAATTGCAGCAGTTCGGTACCGCAAAGAATGGTGAACTTCAAGCAAAAGTTTTATTTCATCGTACTGGTGAACCTATAGAACCTGAAGGTGAACCACAGGGATATTATTATCTTGAATACAGTACATCAGACGGCAAACATGAGTATGGAACAGAACATTTTGGCACAATTGAACAGGCACAGGATGCTGCATTAAAAGATCTTATAAACAAAGATGAAACATTAAACCGGTATTTTAAAAAAGAGCCGGTTGTAACAGATACCGCTCAAGTTGATGTTAACAAAGTACCTGGTGTGACAGCTGTTACACAAACAGGTGTTCAGGATGAGAAAATATCTGCAAAGCGCCTTGAACAGATAGAGAAGACAAAAGAAAATCTGAGAGAAGCAGCTTCAAATATAGAACTAAAGGAGTTTAACAAAAATCAGAGGGAACTTTATGAAACATTTTATGATATGCCTGAGGATGCTGACCTTGATGATATTCTGGATTCATTAAAAATCCCGACATCAGTTCATAAAGGCTTTGATTATGAACAGAAATATGAATTCGTAACACAACTGCTAAAAGGGTATTTAGGAAAAGAGAAATTGACCGATGGTAATATGATTCATATTGAAATACCCAGGGATGGTACTTTTGACATTGTTAATAAACCATCCAAAATAGCCGTTGTTTTGGATAATCTCGGGATAAAGATAAAAAAAGAGCTGCCGAAGGGTATAAATCAATTAGTAAGCGGCAGTAATAATCCCAACACTATACTTGATAAGGACGCTATTTTAATTGATGGATATGCGCTGTTTTCTATTTCAGAAAATCAATCCCAGGAAATAGGTAAAGCTTTTAATGTCAGAAAAGATGATATTTCCAAAATTAAAAATACCTTTTTTGAATTCGGGAAAAAAGCAACGCCGGAAAACCAAGTGGCTGCCCAGCCTTTGAATGTGATTTCGGATGTTAAGTTAGCTAATGGCAGAAAAGCATTAAAGAAAGGGTACCTTGTGTTTACGACACAAGACGGGAAAAAACACGCATTCAATAAAAAAGCCGTAGACTTCATGAACAGACCGGGAGTTACCGCTCACATCATACCTTATGATAAAGCATCATTGCTTATAGGGATGGAAGGTAACAATGTTGTGGGAGTTATAATATCTACTCCTACATATGCCCTTAATAACAGTAACATTAATTTTACTGATGCTTCGCACTTTGCACCGGCGAAAGGTTATTTCAATAAACAGGCGAAAGCTAAAGCATCAGCAATGGCCATGAGTTATGATCCAAATGAACCTATGCCGGTTCCGGAAAAACGGGAAAAGGTATTACCCTGGCCTGAAAACTTCCCGGAGCTCATTAACATGACAAATCTCTCTTCTTTAAAGAACGAAAAAAACGGTAACCTTGAATTACATAATAGAGCTAAGGCAGGAGATGAAAAAGCAGCTGTTGAACTAGTATATAGAGTTGCAAAAATATCAGTAATTAAGGAGTTAGGTAAAAGATTCCCGAATGCTAAAATAGCTTATGTTCATGCTGAAGAATCAACGGGAAAAAATAAATTACCCAATGCTTATGCTCAATTTATTTCTGAAATAACAGGACTGGATATAGCAGAACCTATTATACAGATTAACCGTGCATATCGGACATCAATGTCCAGTGAGGAACGGTTATTTCAACCTATATATTTTGATGGCCCTGTGATTGGTGGCCAGGAATACATCCTTGTTGACGATGTTATTACCCAGGGAGGAACAATACGAAGGCTGCGAGAATATATTGAATCCCATGGTGGTAAAGTTGTAGCAGTTACAACCCTATCCATGGGACGCGGAAAGTCTCCAAAAACTATAGCGATAAAAAAAGAAACTGTTAAAGCCTTGTATGAAAAATTTGGTCGTGTTAATATAAATACAGTATTGAAAGAGGCAGGGATTGCAAATGAAGCAATTGAACTCACCCAAGCAGAAGGACTTTTCATCCTCAACAACTTCAGAAATGCTGACGAGATCCGAAGTCGAAGCCTTGAGAAAAGACGCGATAGAATCAGGCAAACGAATGAGAGAAATGATAAAGGAAAAACTGAAAGATACGAACAAATAAGTGGTGAAAAAACTCAATCTTATGCACCTCAGGATCAAGCTGCTTCTATTCCTGTAAGCAGCGGTACCAGTGAACGTTCAAAAACAGTAGATGATATCGTTGAAATAATCGAAAAATATACCGGCGTTCCTATCAGAACAGGCAGGTTCAGGCAACGCGCTTATGGTATATATAAAACTCAAAGCAGCGTTATTCGCACGAAAGTGACGAATAATCTTCCTGTTATTTCTCATGAATTAGGGCATCATTTTGATAAACTTTATGGCTTCAGCAAATCCAGTCAATTTGATTCTGAATTGTTAAGCCTGGGAGCCGCTACATCCCGTTCTGGATATTCCAAAGAACAGATCCGTGCTGAAGGTATAGCAGAGTTCCTCAGGCTATATTTAACCAATCCTGATGGATTATTAAAAAAAGCACCTGGTTTCCTGGGGCATTTTGAATCGAAGCTGAGTAGAGATACTTTGGATTTTCTCAACCAGCTCCGTTATGCTATCAGCGAATACACACACCTTCCATACAACAAACGTATATACGCCGATATTTCCAGGGGTGAAAGCCGGAAATCGACAAAGCAAACCCCCCAAAATGTTGCTCACTGGTTTTACGATAACTGGATCAATGACAAAGGCCCGTTCAAGCGCATTCAGCAATTAGCTGAAGAGGCCGGGTACCGTGGCCGTAATATTGACATGGCCACAAGAACATATTCAGGATTGGAAGCGAAAATCCAGAATATGTTCACAGACAAACAGCTTGATCTTAAAAATAATGTTGTTGGCCCATCCCTGGGAGAAATACTTGATCCTATCACTGTAAAAAACATTAAAAAACGCGGTGGGGATCCCATCCAGGAACACCAGGATTTTCTGTCTTACCTGGTATCCAGGCGCGCGGTGGATTATGAAGAGCGCGAATTAAATATGCCTCAGCCGTATTACGTGTATAAAGCAAATATTACGGCGATGGAAGAAAGATATCCGCACTTCAAACAGGTATTTGAAGGCCTTAGAAAGTGGGAAGATAATAACCTTGACTTGCTGGTAGACAGTGGCATTCTTACTAAAAGCGATGTAGAGCAGATACGCAAAAACAACCCGAACCATATGCCGTTACACCGTATTATGGAAGCGGTTGAGACGCATAAGCCCGGCTCCGGCAGAACTCTCGGGCAATCTAAAAGGGTTATTAAAAAAGCGATAGGTTCCGGGAAAACAATTATTGATCCACTGGAAAGCATTATTGCGGATACATATATAATTCGCCGTGCAGCTGAGGCAAATATGATACTACGGGATCTGAAAAAAGCTGTTGAAACCATTGACGGTTTTGGGGACATCATGGAAGCCGTTCCTCCTGGGTTAAAGATGACACAATTTACTGTTGACGAAATAAAGAAACAGCTGATTGATATGGCCGAGGAAACACAAAACGAAGACCTTAAAAAAGCACTTGAGAGCATGACGGATGAACAGATGGAAACGTCCCTGAAAGTTTTCAGGCCATTATTTATAGGCCGGGATGGAGATATAACTATTTATGAGAATGGCAAGCCCCATCTTTATCTTGTGGAACCAGAATTATACAGAGCCATTAAAGGCTTAAACCGACAAGCAAGTCATTTCCTTATCAGAGCACTGAATATACCAAAACGGGTTCTTCAGGCAGGTGCTGTGACAACAGTTGATTTTATGATGCGGAATATGGCCAGGGACACTCTTACCTCTCTTATTCAGTCAAGAGCCGGTCTGAATCCGCTTGACATATTTAAGGGCTATGTCAGCGCAATGCTAAAGGACAAGCATTACCGGGAATTTATCCGGCATGGTGGCGGGACTGAAGTATTCAATGTTAATACCCGGCAGGATGCTCAGTTAACTGAGGATGAACTTCTGGGATATGGATATGATATTGGAACCATGATTCAGCGAATATTCGCTGATTTCAAGGAATTGAAGTTCAATAACAATGAACGTACCAGAAACAAAGCCTGGAATTCCATGAAAGCTTTGCTTGGGCTCCCCTTCCGAACTATCCGTGATGCGGTTGGATGGTCCGAACTGGGTCCGCGTGTGGCTGAGTTTAAAAAAGCCTTGAAAAAAGGAGTGAATCCTGAAACCGCTGCAGCATGGGGTAGGGATCTGTCGGTTGACTTCCTCCAGGCCGGCACATTAGGCCGAGAATACAATAAAATAACAGCATTCTTTAATGCCTGGGTACAGGGCAATGCCAGACTATTTGAAACCTTTAAGAAATATCCGTTACGAACGATTCTTCGTGGTTTGCTGTATGCTACCCTGCCAACACTGGTGAATTACTTCATCAATATATCAGATGATGAACGAAGGAAAGCATACGAACAACTTCCGGAATGGAGAAAAGCGCTATTCTGGAATGTGTGGATCGGTAAAGGCAAATTCATAATGGTACCGAAACCTCATGGCTACGCCTGGATTTTTGGTAGCGTTCCGGAAATATTCCTTAATAAGCTCCTGGAGAATAACCCGGATGCCTGGCAGAACTTATGGGAGCAATTCGTAGCAAACTTTGAAGTGGATGTAGTACCATCTGCCATAGCTCCGGTTGTTGAAGTTGCGGCAAACAAGTCATGGACCGGTGCGCCAATTGAATCCGCAGCAGATGAACAGGAGTTCCCTTACCTTAGATACGACATTAAAACCAGCACATTATCAAAAGCCCTTGGGGAAATATCCAAAGATATTTCTCCTAAAAAAGTGGATTACCTGATTAAAGCTTATACTGGTGCTGTTGGTGATTTCCTCTGGCGGTTACCGGATATAGGTAAGGATCTGGCTATGGATCCTGGTGATGTGACCCAGTACCCAATAGTCAAAAAATTCATTGTAGATGCAGCCTATTCAAACCAATCAATGGACAGGTTCTATACTGCGGGCCAGGAAATAACCCGGTATGTTAATGAAATGAAGAAAGGGATTCCCAGGGCAGTCAAGCATCTTGACAAAGAAAAACTGGCCGAAGCTGTAACATTAATGGAACAGTTCCAGGATGCGCATAATGTTCTCTCGAAGCAATTCTCAGAAGGAAGAAAGGCAATCAGGGACCTGGAAAAGGATAAAAGTTTATCAATACAGCAGAGGAAGGATGCTGAGCGCGCCATCAAACAGGGAATGAATTCGGTCGCTTATCAATTCTACCAGGCATACCTTGAATACAAAAAGAAATACAAGCTTAAATAGAGTGGCAATACCACTCTTTTTTTTGTTGCAATACCATGAAAAACCTTTTGATATTCTATGATTGAAAATGATTTGTGCGGAGGCGGTCAACATGCAAAGCATTTCATGGTCTGAAATAACTGTAATTATCGGAATTATATCAGGTTTAACAGCGATTATAGTTAGCATATCATCCATGTTATCAAAACGTGAGCAAAAGGTATCTGCAATGAGCGAAATTCGGACAGAACTAAGAACTATTTCCGGAAATGTAAATGACATTAAAACGGATATGAAAGAGCTAAAGACTACAGTTTCATATCATGCGGAACGCCTTGCATTAGTTGAGGCCTCCACAAAATCAGCGCACAAACGAATTGACCGGCTGGAAAAACTGCCGGAGAATAAGGAGGACTTGATAATATGAAGAATCTTATTATTCAGAACTGGAATTCGGTTGTCGTCATCCTTGTGTTCGGGATCATTATACTAATGCTAATTATTCAGAAAAAATGGGAAGCATTAAGGACGCTTGCATACAAAATGATGCTTGCTGCCGAAATGGCATTTTCATCAGGAGAGGGTAAAAAGAAATTTGAAGCAGTATTCCGGACCGTATACGATTTAATACCTGCGTGGTTTAAGATATTTGTTCCGGAAGAATTGCTCCGGGAAAAGCTGCAGGAATGGTTTAACATGGCTAAAGACTGGGCCGATGACGGCAACATTAATGGGTCTGTTGGTGGTGCATAAACATGAAAAACAATTTAGGGTTAGTAGAACATTGTAAGAAAGCCCTGGCTGAGAGCTGGGGGTATGTGTACGGTACATACGGAAAAGTTCTCACACCTGATCTCCTGCAACGTAAACTTAATCAATACCCAGATAATATTAAAAAATATGAGAACTTTATTCGTGAAAATTACATCGGAAAACGCACCGCAGATTGTATTGGCCTTATAAAATCGTACCTGTGGTGGGATGGTTCGGATCCTGTTTATGATGCCGGGACGGACAAAAGTGCTGACGGTACCTTTGAGCTTGCACAGGAAAAAGGACCTATCAATACACTCCCTGAGATTCCAGGAATATGCGTTTATAAAAAAGGACATGTTGGAGTGTATATCGGAAACGGACTGGTAATAGAATCAAAAGGGACAATGTACGGTGTTGTCCAAACAGCTTTAAACAGTACGAACTGGACTCATTGGTTTAAGCATCCCCATATTCAATATGTTGAGAATAGCTTAACCTGGCAGGAGATTATAGAAAAAGCAACTGATCATCCTGGAGAATGGAAACAGGGTATAGAGCTGATTGTTAATATTGCAAAACTTGAAGGGACCGGACAACTGCAGATATTTAAGTATCTGCCGGAATTGATTACTAAAGTATACAATGCCAAGGCAAATTAATCCTCCTGATTGATAGTTTATTATCCCGGTTTTGACCGGGATATTTTTTAACTATGAATAGTACATAATGTGTATTGCGGACCTCCGCAACCA